GACATGTCCAAATACTTGACCACGTCATCAGTTTTAAAACAGTTAGTGGCTTTAATGCCCCAAGCACCCCAAACTTTAATAATATTTTCCATATTAAACTCTGGGTAAGACTTGTGGACATTGCCTACAAAATCATCGCCATAATTCATGTTCTTACATACATCGTGGAAATCCTTCGTCAAAGCGTGTGTACCAGCATATATATGATAATAAGCCTCCCTTATATAGAGGCTATTGACAATACATCCCAGTATACTAGTCAGATTGATTCCTGATAATATGACATACAAAAACTGGCACAAATCACCATTCATATTAACATACGAACACATGCATTCTTCCTTCAACACCTCTAAAGCAATAAGGTCCTTATCGCTATAATTCCCAGACCACTCACATATCATTATTATAATATCAAATGCGGCGGCATATGTTCGAGCATCTACGTTTAAATCAAACTTAGAAAAATCTATAGCCATAAACTTTTTCTTCGTAAAACCATTGCCTGTTGTTAAATAATCCACCAAGTCTGCCCATCTAGGGCCTTGCGGATTAGTACCTACAGCACATTCCGTAGTAGCACTCTGGGTACAAAACAAACGTTGAACAGATAAAGTCAACTGTCGAAATATCATTTGATCAGTCGTATTTGACGCAAAGAACGTTCGTAATTTACCGTCATCAACTTTCTCCTTAGGCAAACCTTCATCTTTCGAATAAGCAAAGAAAAGCATATTGCACCTTTTTCCGGATTGCATGTCCTTCTTCTTTTTCCTATAGGAGTCCATCACGTAACTCTTTGCCACGTATCTTCCATCCTCCAACTGGTCAAAATGATCACGTTTATCACCCCCAAACTCATATCCTGCCGCAGTAGTCATAGGCATCCCATTCATATACATCTGTCCTGTGCCATTAATCACCTCATCATCGTTTAAGGGTCTAATCATACGTTTGAAGAAATCAGGATTTGATTCCAACAAGTTAAGTATCTTCCTCTTATATGATGACACTGCATAAGACACCGCGGCAGCTGGAACTGCACTCTTTGCCTTACCCAAGTGGGTGTAACACAAATGTATACCATAATTCTTATAATTATTATTGGGCCCTCGCAAAGGAGAAGGCTCGGAAGCCTTACCTGGTGGAACACCGAATGCCTCACAAACTTCCTTCCTAATAGGCGTATATATTAGATCACTCTTTGGGAAATGCCTGTTTTCGACACTACCAATTATACGAACCTTCTGATGATCGTCTCCTGACCTAAACGCAGGAGAAAGATAATGGCAACCTGGTTTGCTAATAACAACACCTTTCGATATAACTACAGGCGCTGACTGCTTTACAACAGCACGTGTTTTGCCAAACCTTGTCTTGGCCTCGTCAATATGATGCTTAAAAACACCTACTGAAACCCCATATTTTTCACCTGGATTACCGGCAACATGTATCCCTAAGATACTGGAATTTTTCCTACCAGTATCTATCAGAGGAGCACCGCACAAACCGGGATAATTCTCAGATGTATAATCATAACCTTTATAAGTCCATGGCGTGTCAACAGAACTATGTAAGTGTGTTTTAAACTTAACATTAGAACATGGCACACGGCGTAATACCCCTGACTTGTCACGAGTAATTAGACTTCCCAACGTCACGTCATACAAGGGATCAATACAAAACTGGTCCGATAAATCTTTAAAGTCGTCACTAGGAAAAACCACAAAACACACGTCAGTGTTTTCTGGTTGAAAATGACAGGATTTGTCAATGCGAGCAGAGCGCTGCGCATTGCCAGGAATCTTTGGTCCAACCAGCTCTGTTCGAATGTATGTCCACAAAGTACCTTCATTTTCTTCAAAGAAATGTTGCGGCACCATTAATATGTCCTTCATCACAAACAGGCCTGACATAGCAGTCCCACTAGGCCCGCCGTAAACTCGAACCACGTTCCTGGAACACTTATTGCCAACTTCATCTGGCCTCATATTAGGTAACCACGTCGGCACTTCCATCATACGTTCCCGACGTTGAGCGTAGGGCATACTATCCCTCAACTCATCCAAAGTAGTTACGTCCATTTCTGACATGTCTAAGCTTTGAGAAATGACATCATACCTGTTTCTATTCATAGAATAAAATCCTCTAACTTTGGAAACAAAATTGGGCAACAATTTACCCAATGTCATGAACAAAAACAAAAATGGCGCAGCATCATCTCGCAGGACACTAGGGCATGCTTGCTTTTGCTCCTTAGCAACTTCTGACATGCGCATGGCCGTCCTATAAACCAGACCTTCCCACGGCCAAGTTATCTTGGGCCATCTAAACTTAAACTTGCAAACCAAGTCTGTCACTGGCGTTAAGCTATGCAAGTATTCATATTTCCTAAAAGTATAACCAGGGTCTTGCCAAACCTTAATGCGTCGCAACGCATTAACAGCAAAGCACCCTAAAGTCAACAACCAATTAGTGCTCACGTCTGCTATAGTGAGCACAAAAGGAGCCCATGTTAACAATCTGACAGTAGCTCCAAACTCCGTACCTTCCAACGAAGTGGGAATCCATGATACCCAATTATCGCCTGCAATGCTTAATAGCCACTCAAGAAACCTGGCTGTCAATAGGCAAATAACACTTGCTGCTAAACCGTCAAAGTGGACCTGTAAAAAGCCCTCAAAAGCTTTTATCCCTCTTCTGGTATCTGATAACATAGTGAACAAATGTCTTACCATTTCATCACTACTAATAGAGCTGGCATAATCGCAAAACCAGTCAACCAGGTGCTTGGTTTTTACACTTTCCACCTTGGTCTTATTCTCAAACATCGAGAGTATAGACTGTTTTGACGTTCC